TTTTGTAAAAATTCACTTAAAATAAGCTATGGCCTACGAAGAATACGATTACTACAATGAACCTTCTTCCGGTTCCCTAAAGGAATCGTTATATCAAATTTTGAATGGCCTTCAAGATAGAACTAAATTACGTGAAGCTGGAACCAGTTTTAAAGAAGCTTTACAACTTACCCCAAACGTTACAGAATCATTAGGCCGTGGTGGCGTTGCCCAGGCAATAGGCACTAGCGGTGATTTGCGTGATTTAAGCAATACCATTAATAGTTATTTGCCAAAAAGTGTACGTAACTTCACCAGGGCGGCAGAATTCCTTGCTAATCCATATTCAACCGCAATCCAGCAAACCGCCCCAACAACTGAACAAACACTAGACTTTGTACCCCGTGTATCAGCCCCGTATGAAGGCTATAAGCAACACGAAACCCTGGGTGAATACGTTGCCCCAGCTTTAGGTTATTTTGGTGCCAAGGGGCTAAAAGCGGTTAAGGATTTACCAATTGGTGGAACCATACAAGATGTCAGCAAAATACCGTTAACCCCAAAAGAAGCTGAAATACTAGCTTCACAAGTAGATGAATTGGGATTCCATTCCCCATTAGAAAACGCCATATTAAACATCAAACAACCAAAAGGTACTGGTGATCAATTCTTAAAACAATTGGAAAGAACGCCAGGTGTAAAAACTGAAGAATTGGATGTAACCGGGGTAAAGCAATATTTACTTGACCACCCAACAGTTACCAAACAAGAACTTTTGGATCAAATGGCCGCTAACCGTTTAAAACTAAAACAAAAAGTTTTGACAAAACAAGAAAAATTGCCAAATGATGAAGAAGATTATCAAATTCTAGGCGGTGACATATATCACGATGATGATTACATACGTTCAATGGCTGATGATTTGCATAGTGATATGAAAAATGACCCAGTTATTTTTGATCAAGAAAAACAAGCATTGTTAAAAGCTGATCCGGAACGCTATGCAGATTATGAAACTAACCCCTATACCCAGGCTAGATTAGAAGAAGATATTGACGGCGTTTTATATGAACACGCTAAAACTAAATCAGAAGAAATGTATTACGAAAGCCCAATACGTAGTTATCACGATGATTACGGATATGAAATACATGGCAATGATGAAATGGGTTATTCAGTTCGTGGCCCTGGTGGTGAACACGTTGACCTTGGCGATAATATTTATGATATTGCTGATGTAGGGCATGAATTGCGTATGCACCATCTAGATAATGATATTTTGGACTACAACAACAATGATGCAGATTTTGTTAGTAAATACGAAGATTACGTATTACCTGGTAAATATGAAAATTACAGGGAAATGCTTACAACTTTGCCAAGAGTATCCGAATACGACAAAGCAGTTGCTAACATGGAAGCATTTAAAAAGACTATCAATGAACGCCTTGGTAAGCCTAGGGGTGGCTGGGATTTTGAAGAATTAACGCCCCAAGAACAAATGAAATACGACATTCTTAATGAAAGAGGTTTACGGGCTAGTAAAGACAAACCAACTTACGAATCAGGGCATTTTGATGAACCCAACATTCTTGCCCATACAAGGCTAAATGACCGCATCATCAATGGCAAAAAAACCTTGATGGTAGAAGAAATTCAATCAGATTGGCACCAGGCTGGGCGTAGAAAAGGATATCAAACAGGAAATCCAGTTAAAGAATTACATGATTACGAAAGTAATTTACCTACACGTGCCAGGGAAACAATTAAAGCAGATTTTTTAAAAAATGGTTTTACCGAAGCAAAAGCTGACAAATTATCAACATCTTTAGTGCGAAGCACCGATTTTAATGGCATGGCAAAGTATTTAGATGAAGTAGATAAATATACAGAAATAGCCCAAAAAGCTTTTAATAAAGACAAATTAGTACCCGATGCCCCATTTAAGAAAAACTGGCATGAATTAATGATGAAACAGATTCTTAATGAAGCAGTTAAAGGTGATTACGATGCCGTAGCATTTACTACCGGCAAACAACAAAATGAACGTTACAACCTGGCTAAATATTTAGATGAGGTTTATTACAGAAAAAATGATGATGGCACATATTATGTAAGTGCTATTGATAAAAACCATCGTTCACACATGGGTGATAGCTATACGCCTGACCAAATTGAGCAACATCTTGGCAAAGATATGGCCAAAAAGATTGTTGAAGATCAGGGTAAAACCATTGAGCGTAGCGATAGCAAATCTATTTCAGGCGAAGGATTGTCCATTGGTGGTGAAGGCATGAAAGGCTTTTACGACAAAATATTGCCGGACTTTGTTAATAAATACACCAAAAAATACGGTATGGGTACAAAAAAAGCTAATATTGATACAGTTAAAAACCAATTTAGTGATTTTCAAAATTGGGCGATAAATAAAGACCCATCATTACATACAAGTTTTATATTTGATTCTTGGTCAAATAAAGATGATTTATTTAAAGAATGGTCTAAATCAGGTCAAAAGCCAGGTGAAGAAGTTCATTTTGTAGAACTTACTGATGCCGCCAAAAAAGATATTAAATCTAAAGGCCAACCATTGTTTAGCGGCATAGGTTTAGCCCCGGCACCCTTGCTAATGGATTATGAAGAAGATAATTGACAAAGTAGTAAAATAGGCGAAAATGTAGTTTGTATTCCCCCATCACATAGGAGAACTAATCATGGGCAAAATGGATTCAATGAAGGGCGTACCTTCAACAACTGGTGCAACTTCCCCAAAAGGTGTTGATTCTTCCGATTCTACCGGTGAACGTCACGGCAAAATCGTTAATGGCGTAGCAATGGGCAAAGAAGATATGACCGGTAGCGACAACCAGTTCAATACTGGCCGTACCGCTGGTGTTTGCTATACCCATACACGTGGTGCCTACAAAGCTGAAGATAGCAACTGCTAATCATGCCATTTACCGCTGATCTAAACCCAAAAGGTGGCAAATCTATGGATTTGCTTGATTTAGTGAAAATGGAAGATTATTTGGGCCGTAGGGTAAGACCAGCCGGCAAAACAAATAACATGGTTAAAAGTAGTGCTGACGATAAAGGCGTTGAATTTAAATTCAATACCAATCAACACGCTAACGACACAACAGGATAAAGCGAAAACCCCTAGCACGTGAAGGTAAACTAGGGGCTTTCTAACCAATACAACCAATCGGAGTAGTTGCAATGGCTGATACAGATTTTATATTAAAACCGCTGGGGGACAAGATAATTGTTCGCCCGGATAAACGCATTTTAAGCACCACTATCATTGTTAATAACAAGGAAGTGGACAACATGGGTACGGTAATAGCCGTAGGCCCTGGCAAAAAGGTTAAGGGCCGCCGGGAAGCCATGCCAGTAGAAGTAGGCGATTACGTTAGATTTGGCACGATGGGTGGCGAAGAATACCTAAAATATCAAGAATACTTTACTAACGATGAACGTTATCTGATAATGTCATGGCAAGACGTATGTTTTGTAACTGATAAAGGACAAGCAAATGGCAACTAAACCCGGTTTGTATGCAAATATCCATAAAAAGCAAGAACGGATAGAACAACAAAAATCTAGCGGTGGTAAGGTAGAAACCATGCGTAAACCTGGTAGCAAGGGTGCCCCAACTGCCAAAGCGTTTAAAGAATCCGCTAAAACTGCAAAGAAGTAATCATGGCTACTAAAAAACACGATAAGCCCATAGAGCATAAAACCACAGGCAAGGGTAAAACATACAACCCTACCGATAAAGGTGCTGGCATGACCGCCAAAGGCCGTGCTGAATACAATGCCAAGAACAATGCAAATCTAAAACCGCCAGCCCCTAATCCAAAGACTGACAAAGACAAAGGGCGTAAAGCTTCTTTTTGTGCCAGGATGGAAGGCGTAGTAAAGAACGCTAAAGGACCAGCAGAACGTGCTAAAGCAAGCTTAAAGAACTGGAATTGCTAATGTTTAAGCGGCTAATTGAATGGATGATTAATGTATTTGAACCGGCACCGCCCATTGAAAAACCAGCAAAACGTACTTATGTAAGAAAAACAAGATCATTACCTTCAAGAGCAACAATTACTAAAGAAAAATTATCACGAAAGACTACTATGCCATTAAAAAAATCAGCATCACCTAAAGCATTTAAAGAAAACATTAAAACAGAAATTAAGGCCGGTAAACCAGTAAAACAAGCAGTAGCTATTGCCTATGCGGAAAAGAACGCCGCAAGTAAATCCAAGAAAACCAAACCAAAAAGGGTATAAGAATGATCACTTTTGCAGATTTAGATGTTAAAGAAGTTCAGTTATTGTTAGCTGGGTTAAAGAAGCTACCTATGGAACTGGTAGAAGAATTGCATAACAAACTACTAGCAAGTGCTAATGAACAATGGATAGCCAAGAACAAGCCAGTAGAAGGCCAACCCGAAATCAATCCTGATGACATTACAATTGTTAAAGCGGCAGAGTAAAGAAAGCTTTACAAATCATGACATTACCAATTGAAACAACAAATAAGGTAGGGGCACCGGAAGGCAATGACAATGCTAGGAAGGGAAAGCTATTCTATGACCAGTTGCGTAGGGTATTGGTGCAGAACGATCAACTGAAACTACGCCAGGTAAGTGAAAAGCTAGTGGATGCCGCCATTGAAGGTGAACCGTGGGCAGTCAAGGAAATCATGGATAGGATGGATGGTAAGGCAGTAGCCATACAAGAAATACAAGGCCCTGGCGGTGCAGAACTTAAAACTGGTTTTACATTAGTTTTTGAAGAACCTAATGGCAACAATCCAGGAAGCTAAAGCTAAAGCACGGTTTCCGGCAAAGCTTAAATGTTTATTTGAACCAGCCAAGGCACGTTACAGGGTTCTTTATGGTGGCCGTGGTGGTTCCAAATCTTGGAATATAGCCAGGGCACTATTGCTTAAAGGATGCGAAAACCCAATACGGGTACTCTGCGCCCGTGAATTCCAAACCAGTATTAAAGATTCCGTCCATAAATTGCTATGTGATCAAATCTTTGCCTTGGGCATAGAAGCCCATTATGAAATTACTGAACGTACCATAAGGGGCATAAATGGTACTGAATTTATCTTTGTAGGCGTTAAAAACAATACCAATAACGTTAAATCCATTGAGGGTATAGATATTGCGTGGGTAGAGGAAGCGCAGTCAGTCAGCCCAAATTCCTGGAACATTTTGGTCCCAACGATAAGAAAAGCTGATTCTGAAATATGGATTAGCTTTAACCCTGAACTGCCCACCGATGAAACCTGGAAGCGGTTTGTAATGAACCCACCGGAAAACGCAGTAGTTCAAAAGATTAATTGGAACGATAACCCTTACTTTCCTGAAGTGCTAGACCTAGAACGCCGTGCCTTACAAGGTAGGGATATAGAAGCTTACAACAACGTATGGGAAGGAATTCCCCGTCAGACAGTAGATGGTGCCATATTTGCTAAAGAAGTAACTATGGCTGATTTAGAAGGCCGTATATGTAATGTGCCTTACGATGCAACCAAGCCATGCCATGCGGTGTTTGACCTTGGGTGGGCCGATAGTACGGCTTGCTGGATTCTGCAATTTGTGGGACAGGAAACAAGATTGTTACGGTACTTTGAAGATAGCCAGCAAACCATGAGTTATTACCTTGCCAAACTGCAATCGTTTGGTTACGTATTTGACACGATATGGTTACCGCACGATGCCAAAGCCAAATCATTGGGCACCGGCAAATCCATTGAAGAAATAGTACGGGCCACCGGCATGAAGGTACAAATCCTTGACCGGGTGCCAGTTAATGACAGTATTAATGCGGCAAGAACCATATTCAATAAATGCTATTTTGATAGGCAAAATACTGAAGAAGGCTTACAATGTTTAAGACATTACCGGTATGACGTTGACCCTGACACGAAAATGTTTAGTGCCAAGCCACTACACGATGAATATTCGCACGGGGCCGATGCGTTTCGGTACATTGGTTTAATGATTAATGAGCCTAGAAAAGCCCAACCACAAAAGGCTAATCAACGGGCACCGGCAAGCTGGATGGGATAAATATGGCTGACTACTACGAAGAAAAAAAATATTACGGTGATACAGACGGCGATGCCCGAATATCAGAAGCAATTGAATTCTTACGTCAGGCGGCCGAAGCAGACACTACCAACCGGGCAGAAGCCCTAGATGACGTTAAGTTTGCCGCTGGTGATCAATGGCCAGTAGAAATACAAAATAGCCGTAACTTGGAAGCCAGGCCATGCTTAACCATCAATAAAGTGGATGCGTATGTAAGACAGATTTGTAACCAGCAACGCCAGCAACGCCCACGGATTAAGTGCCAGGGCATGAACAATGAAACTGATGCCAAGATGGCCCAAATCATTACTGGTATTTGCCGTCACGTTGAAGTCAATTCCAATGCTGACCATGCTTATGACACGGCTTTTGATTTTGCAGTACGTATGGGATGGGGATATTGGCGTGTAACTACTGACTATGTACGCCCTGATTCGTTTGATCAAGAAATTTACATCAAGCCAATTGATAACCCATTTACCGTTTACTTTGACCCTAATTCAACCGCACCCGATGGTTCCGATGCTGAAAAATGCCTTGTTACCGTGGTTATGGCTAAAGAAAACTTTAGAAAAATGTACCCTGATGCCGATGATGGCGGTAGTTTTTCTGCCCGTGGCACCGGTGATAGCAATTCAGAATGGGTAACAAAACACGATATTCGTATTGCTGAATACTTCTATACCCGTATTGAAAGCACCAGTTTAGTTCTGTTATCTGACGGCACAACGGCTTATGAAGATGAATTGCCTAATGCTGAAACAATGGATTTGGCTGGTATTTATGAAGTAAGCAAACGCAAAACTTTTAGAAAAACCATTAAATGGTGCAAATTAACTGCCATGCAAGTGCTAGAAGAAGGCACCTGGGCCGGTAAATATATCCCCATCGTGCCAACTTATGGCCAGCAATGCGTAGTGGACAACAAGCGTAAGAAGTTTGGCTTGGTTCGCATGGCTAAAGACCCACAAAGGATGTATAACTTTTGGCAAACATCCATGACTGAATCCGTAGCCCTAGCACCACGGGCTAAATGGATCATGGCAGAAGGCCAAGACGAAAACCACGAACAAGAATGGGCTAGTGCCAACAATACTTCCTATGCTTATTTGCGTTATAAGCAAACAGACATTAACGGCCAGCCAGCACCACCCCCAATACGCCAGGCACCGGAACAACCGCCAGCCGCAATCATGGCCGCCGCACAATCCATCACCCAAGATTTGCAAGCCGTAGTAGGTATTGTTGACCCTAATCAATTGCCAATGGGCAACATTAGCGGCAAAGCATTGCAAGGCCAGCAAAACCAAGTGGATATGACCAACTTCCATTATTACGACAATTTGACCCGTTCAATTGCCCATACTGGAAGAATCATCCTTGACCTTATCCCTAAAATTTATAGTGCAGAACGTGTAATGCGGATTATTGGGGATGATGGCAAACCTGAATTAACTACCGTTAACCAAAAAACTGGCCAAATGGATGAAAACGGCATTGAAATGATACTCAATGACGTAACCGTTGGTGAATATGATGTAGTGATGGAAACTGGCCCTGGTTACAACACCAAACGCCAGGAAGCCGTAGATTCAATGATGCAATTACTGGCCGCTGATCCTAATTTAATGCAACAAGCTGGTGATTTAATCTTTAGAAATATGGATTTCCCTGGTGCAGACGTTATTGCAGACCGCCTTGCCGCAGTCAACCCAATGGCCCAAATTGATGAAAAATCACCAATACCGCCACAAGTTCAAATGCAATTGGCTAATAATCAGCAACAAATGCAAGCCATGCAACAACAAATCCAGCAAATGCAAATGTTTATCAAGAACCGTCAGGACGTTGAACAAGTACGTCAAACTGGTGAGGACCGCCGTGCAGTATTGGCCGCAGAAGTTAAATTACATGACCAAAATACCCGTTCTGTAACCAGCCAAAACAAGACTGAAATTGATTCGTTGATGAAGTTGATCCTTGGCCACATGGACACCGCCAGGTTAGAAGCTGAAATTGCTTCACGTAACCAAGATCAGGGCGTTTACATGGATCGTGCGGCAAATAGCATTATTGACAATATGGAAGCGATGATGCCGCCGCCACCACAACAAATGCCACAACAACAACCGCAACAAGGGCAACCACCACCACAAATGATGTAGTTGCAAAACACTACATTTAGTATTAAGATAGCTTTACAACACTACCTATGGTGTTTTCATAGGGTTAATTCTTGGGATAATAACCATGTCAGAAGCACAAGTAGTGGACCAGCCTAAACAGGCCGGTTCAATAGTAACAAGTGAAAATTTAGCGGATTTCAATGCTGATAAATTAGGTTTAGCTTCCGAATCTAGCCCAACTGCGGCTGAAGTTGATGAAAGTCCTTCAGAGCCAGCGGCAGATAAAGGACAGAGTGAACCAAGATTAGCTGAAGATGAAGCGACCGGAACAGAAGAAAAGAAGCAAAACCCAAAGTTAGAAAAGCGATTTTCTGAACTGACCAAGCAACGTAAAGAAGCAGAAGCAAAAGTAAAAGAACTTGAAGATAAATTAGCGGCACGGGAAAGTTTTAAGGAGCCACAACAGGCACCTGAAAGCAATCGTAAACCGTCCCCTGATGACTTTAAAGATGCTTTTGAATATGCAGAAGCACTAGCGGATTGGTCAGCGGAGCAAGCATTAGCAAGGCGTGAACAGGAAGTAAAGCAGAAGGAAGTTGAAGCTAAACGTGCTACGGTCATACAGACCTGGCAACAAAAGCTAGAAGCTACTAAAGCTGAATTACCTGATTACGAAGTTATGGTGTCATCAAGTTCTATGTCAGTAAATGATACGGTGCGTGATGCCATTATTGAAAGTGATGTAGGCCCAAGAATCCTATATGAACTTGCCAGTAATGATGAATTAGCTGAAAAGCTTTCAACTATGACTACTGCCGGTGCTTTAAAACTACTTGGGAAGCTGGAAGCCCAGTTTGAAAAGACTGAAGAACCAGCGAAAGCGGAAAAGAAAACTGTTGCGGCGAAGTCTAAAGCACCTGAACCTATTCGTCCTTTAAGGTCAACGGGTGGCGTAGCCGATGTAGGTACTGATGGAAGTGATATGTCATACCAACAATGGAAAGCCGCACGGCAAGCCGGGAAGATTAGATAAAGGTTAAACCTAATTTAATTTTGAAGGAAATATCATGTCAAATAATTTATTGACGATTAGCAAGATCACTAACGAAGCGTTAATGGTCCTAGAAAACGAATTAACCTTTACTGGTCAAGTTGACCGTAACTATGATGACCAGTTTGCAGTAGTCGGTGCCAAGATTGGTCAAACAGTCAATGTACGCCGTCCTGGACGATTCCTAGGCGCAATTGGACCGAATTTAGTAGTTGAAGATTTCAACGAAACTTCAGTACCAGTTACATTGTCAACACAGTTCCAAGTTTCAACCCAATTCACAACACAAGATTTAGCATTGTCTTTAGATATGTTCTCTGACCGTATTTTGAAGCCAGCTATTGCTACTGTTGCTAACAAAATGGACCGTGACGGTTTGCTAGTTGCTAAAAACAACACCGCAAACATTGTTGGTACTGCTGGTACTGCCCCAACTGGTTTGATTACTTACCTGACTGCGGCCGCTTACCTTGATTCTGAAGGCGCACCACGTGATGGCCGCCGTTCATGCACAATTGAGCCATTTACTTCTTCAACAATCGTTGATAGCTTAAAAGGTTTGTTTGTTCCAACTGAATCCATTTCAAGCCAATACACAAAAGGTTTGATGGGCCGTGATTCCGGTGGTATGAACTGGTTTATGGATCAAAACGTTGTTTCACAAACTTTTGGTTCTTATGCTTCTGCAACATTGTCATGCAACGTAACAACTGCAACTGGCTTCCTAACAAGTGGATGGGCTTATTCAAGCAACATTACTGTTGGTGCTACTTCTGCGGCCGCTACATTGAACCAAGGCGATACATTTACTATTGCTGGCGTATTTGCGGTTAACCCACAAAACCGTCAGTCTTATGGCAAATTGCGTAACTTTGTAGTTCAATCTACAACTGCAATTGGTTCCGGTGGTACTGCAACTGTTACTGTTGTTCCAGCCGTTATTACTGCTGGTCAGTTCCAAAACGTAAGCGTTACATCAAGTGGTTCACAAACAGTTACACCATTTAACAATACTGGCGTATCTTCACCACAGAACATTTTGATGCACCGCAATGCGTTTACATTAGCTTGTGCTGACTTGGAATTGCCTGAAGGCGTTCATTTTGCTGGCCGTGCT